TGCATCATTAATGGCTCGGTTGTCAACCTTTAACTCTTTACCTCTAACAAGTTGACCTGTCTTAGTGCAATACTCGCTTACTTCTCCTTTGGCTGCTCTTTGTATAACTTCCATTGATTTCATAACTAAAAATTCAGGTGTTACCTTTATAGCCTTGCGCATTTCTTCTTGCAGTTCATCGATACGCGCTAGTATGTAATCATTCGTAAGCAGCCTGTGGGCGTTTGCTTTAGCAGTGTCATATTTCACATTTGGATATGCCTTGAGGTATGCCTCAGTACCAATTAAACACATTACATATTCTTGACAAAATACTTCTTGTCTTGGGGTCAGCTTATGCGTTTTTTCAAGTTCTTTAAATTCTTTCTTTGCTTCTTCCATATATATACTTACATACCTCCTTTACTTTAATATTTAACATTTAGTAACTTATCATTTATTTAATAACTATAATACTTACTATTTATTTATATATTTATTATTAGTATCTAGTATTTACTATAGTATATATATTAATAATTATTATCTTGATAGTATATTATTTATACTTAAGTAATAATATGTACTATAAGTGAGATTAAACAAAAAAGAGCAGTCAACCGACTACTCTTTATTTGCAATCTCTATTATGAAGGATTGTGATTAAATAATTATTATAGTAAGAATATATTTTATAACTTTGACTTAAAATTAATCTAATTTAGGGGGTTACTAAATTATGAATGAACCTTATATTTTTTATTGGAGAGTACACTCTTACTATTAAATTATTCATCAATGGGATAGATAATCTATCTAATTATCTACACTATCATTATAGTTTAAAATGTAAACGACAATTTACGACAATTAAATATTTTCTAAATATTTCTTCATAATGTCTACAAGCCCCTCAATGCCTCTATCCTTGTACTCTGTAATTGTCCTATAAGCGTATTGGTACTCTTTAGCAATTTGAGATGCGCTCTTTAATCCAAAATATGTATCCTTTAAAACGCATTTATGGGTTTCATTTGGAAGTAAATCAATAAATCTTTTAACCTTGTCTCTATTGTCATAATAAGATGCTCTTATTGATTGTGATTCAATAGTTAGATTTTCAAGGTCCTTTTTTAAGTCGTGAATCTTAATATGTTTAAGGCTTGTCTTATCAGGTCTACCGCCTGTGTTCTTTCCCTCTTCTGATGGCTCTCTCCATTCGCTGCCAACAAATGAGGCTTCAAGGTACTTTATATCATTATAAATTTGTTCTTTTCTTTCTTCTAGTTCCTTGAGCTTATAAGAATACTGATTCAAGTGCCTTAAGCATCTTCTTACACATGATTTAGTTTCTTCTATTAAATCTTCTTTACTTACATTAAAAGTATTAATTATATATAATACTATATCATTTAATACTTCTTTATTATTCTTTATTATTAAGTCTAGTTCTTTTGCTCTCATTTTGTTTCTCCCTCGTAATGATCATCTCAAGTGCAGTGCCATAATCCATTAATTTCAAGATAACATCCTTGTCATCATCAGATAATTTGTCACAAACCTTAACAACACTTTCAATTAATTCATCAGTGTTGTATTCCTTTTGCAATTTCTTTAATTCATCTTTCATTCCTCTACCTCAACTTCTCTATCTAAATTCGGTAATAAATCGTTTGTAATATCGTAATAATCAGTGCATAAGTTGATGTCAAATAGAAAGCAATCATAGCAAGTTTTTTTAGAAGCTTGGTGTTTTTTACAATGATTAACTAAATCTTTTAATTTTATCTCGCCTATTGTCTTTTTCATATCTACTCACTCTTATCCTTACTTCCCTAATCTTTTTATTTTCTTTACTTTTACAAGTTTATATTGATAAGCATTATCTTCCTCATCAATTAAGCAATCAGTTCTTGAAGAATATGGTGTATTATTAGATACACCTGCCCAATGATAATAAAATCTTTGTAATTTATCTCCAAACATATTTCTTATGTCTTTGCCTTTACCATCATCTTGTGCGATACACACTCTAGGTGCTTCTTCATTTTTACCAACAACAATATAAATTCTTCCAATTTTATCTTTAAATATTTTCATATCAATTCTAAATCTCCTTTATCATTTAGTTTGGCTACATAGATTAAGCCTTTGTCAGTCCATATTGCACCATAGAGCTCATAATCGTTTTTACTATCATACTCGTTAGAACACCATTCTTTACATTCCTCATAAGTCCAATGTCCTCTAGGCACAAAAGTATGTGGTAACCTACTTACGTTATCTTTATTTACAAACTCATCGCACAATTCTTCTATTGTATCGGCTACTTTGTAGTTTTTCAATAATGTTTCTTCATCTATTGTTATTTCACAAGTATAATCACTATCTTTTACGATATACTTATCTACACCTTTTCTTAATAAGTCAACCCTCTCTTTAGTTCTTATAAATTTACTCATATTATTCACTCTTATCCTTCACATTCAGTTTCTATTCTTGCAATTTCTTCGCCATCTTTAATTGCTATAATAGTTATTTGATTTGTATAATAACCATTTTGAACAGAATAGCAAGGAACGAAATAGCCATTGATTCTAAAACCATATTCACACTTTTCTAAATAAAGTGTTTCAGCATTTACACTTTTATCTTCGAAAAAGCCTGTATCGCATAATGCAGACCAATCAGCATAATTATAGCAATCGTTTGGTCCATCATTTTCATCGCCTTCGAAACTTATTTCAGTTCCGTCCCATAAATGTAGATTGTCATCATTTGCTTTATCATAATAGCTTTTATTTTTTATTGTTAATCCTCCCAATAATGCTGTCATTTTCATATTATTACCTCCTAATTGACTAAATTTTTAATTTTTAATTGCTTTATGTACTCTCTTAACTTGTTGCCACTCATACCTATCCAATCACTTAATGAATAAGCATCTCTGGTAGGTGTTTCAATCTCGTTAATAACATACCATTCTTGATAACTGATAGCGTAATGATGGCTACCAATAGATATTATTAAGTACTCTATCGGTTTCCCATCTATGCTTGAATTTTGGATATAGTTATCGTGGATTGTGCAACCTTTTAGCTCATGCTTTAATTTATCTTGAATTGTCATTTTCTTCTAACCACATTTTTACTTTTTGATATTCTTCTTCATCAATTGTACCCCAAAAATAATCTCCATCATAATTCTTTTGTGCATTTGGCTCTAAACCTTTATTTTCAAATATCTTTTGCAAGATAAAAGGCTTGTTCCTTAATATTTCTAATACTTCTAATTTTTCTTTATTTGTCATTTTTTCGCTCCTTTTTTCAAATTTTGTAGTAAAAAACTACATTTTCTATAAAAAAATGCCATTTTTTATAATTTTTTTTACAACATACGCAATTTATATTTGCGTTTGTCCTAATATTTTCTTTAATAAATCAAGTTCTTTTTCATCTTCTATTTCTTTAACAGTCATCCATAAATCATCATAAAAAATAGCTTTTACTTGTAAATAATTATTAACTAACCTTAAATATGGCTTTAATATCTCAAGTACCTTATCTTGCTCTTGTGCTTTTAGTAAGGCTTGTTTAATAATTAAATAATCATTGTGGTATGGATTTGCAATAGTAAGGTCTCTATTAACTTTAATTTCAGTTTCAATAATAATCTTTGTTTTTATACGTTCTAATGCTTCTAATTCCTTACTCATTGCTCAACATCTCCTTTAAAACAACTCTTCTGACTGGTGTAATAGCCTATTTTTTTAAAGTAATCATCTCTATATTTTATTGCTTCTTCCAACGAACTAAAACTCTTTGAAATCTTATTTCCGTTTGTCATAAACTTAAAAATATATTTTCTTCTTTGCTTATAAATATGATGTCCTAATTCGTTGTTAAAATTTGTTCTTTTTAAAGAAATTTCACGTTTTTTCTCATTACTATGTTTATAATTGTAAGGTCTAGTATCATAATTAGGTTTTGAATGTTTTGAATTTTCTTTGTAAGTAACCCATTCTAAATTATTTACATTATTGTTTTGAGGGTTGTAATCAATATGATTTACACAAGGTTTATTTAATGGATTTGAAATAAATGTAATTGCCACTATTCTATTAACCCTAACATATTGAAATTTTTTAGTTGTGTCATTTTTTATCCAAACATACAAATATTTACCATTTAATTTTTGCTTTAAAATTAAATTCGTTTTATTGTTTTTTATGTTTCCAAAATTAGAAACACTATAATTTTTATAATTTTGTATTACTTTCCATTCTTCTATCATTTTGGCATCATCTCTTTCAATATACGTTTGCGACATTCTATTGTCTTTTCGCCATTAAGAATTTTACATAACCATTCAGGGCGTATTGAGATAAGGACATATTTTTCACCTGTGTTTTTATCATAACAATACATCATATTTTGTGGAGCTTTGGTAATAGGTGTATCAATAGTCGCACAATGGATTTCATTTTTACCATATTCACAGTTTGAGCATTTACCAAATTGGCATCGCTTTGTAATATAATCACTTAATTCTCTTGGTTCATCAAAAATATGTAAGTTCTTAATGTGGATTGCATGACCTTTTTCGCCTTTTAAGTAATCATACATTTGTTTATCGGTTAAGCAACTTTTGTCTAATACTCTTAAATAATATCTATTGCATACAAATTTTGCACTTCTATAATTTATTTCCTCAACCTCATAATCACATTCAGCTGCGATTTTACCATTAAGTTGAAAATTTTCATCATTTTCTGTTCTTTTATAACTACACCTATAACCTTCAAAAGAATTATCAATCTCCATAAGTGTTCTAGGTATTTGTTTAAATTCTAAATAAGGTTTTGCCTTTGTACAATATAGTAATAGTTTCATTATCCTTCCCTCCAAAATTTCCATTTTATATAATCATCTAGTATACTTTCAACAGGCTTAAATTGGTCTAATACCAAATCTATTCTTCCGTTCGTAGCTGCTACAAATGTATTAAGCGCAATTAAAGCCAACTTATAGGAAGTGAATATATCACCTTCTAATTTATACTTACCAATGTGAAAGTCTTTTAAAAGACAATCTACAATATTTGAGCGCTCTTCATATATCTTCCAGGCTTCTTCTTTATCCTTTTGCGTGATTACTGCGTTGCCAAATAGGTCTTGCTGAATCATATCATCACCGCCCTTTGTTCTTGGCTAAAGTAATTGATCATCTGTAGCATTGTGAATTCATAATCTGTAAAGCTGTCAATTATTCTTTTGCTGTTTGCTAGGAATGCTCTTCTTTCTCCGTACTTATGAATTTTTAACTTATAGAAAAAATAATATTCTCTCCTATCTCTCCACCACTCATTAAAGGAATATTCTTTGAGGTTTGGATTCGGGTTTATTATTTCGTTGCCATTCTTCACAAAGTCAATCCATTGCTTCTTTTCTTCTTCGCTATGGAATGTTAAATAATGCTGTTGCTCTTTTGTATTGTATTCATATTTTTCAAAATCGGCTCTAGTACCATCAGCGTTATACCAACTTATAGCACAAGCTGGAGCGCATAGCTTTTCTTTTAATAAGTCGTTGATTCTAGGAAATTCTACAATGTAATCATCTTTAACTGCTACAAATACCGAATAATCATCTGGAGCGTTATCATATTTATGCTTTAATGAAAATATTGTTATAAGGTCATTTTGAAAATGGTATGTAAAACTTGAATATAATTCTTTAAAAAATATCAATTGTTCTTTAGGCTCTATTGAATATCTAAAGTCGCCATCACCTGAGAACTCCGAATCAAGCACTATGTTGAAAAACATTTGATTGTAATAATCGGCTTTAAATTGCTTTTTTATGTATTCCCTATAATCTTTATCGGTGTATTTATTAACTTCAATTTTAGGCTTATTTAGCACTTCCTCGTACGTAAATAAATTCCACTCCATTATCTAATCACTCCTTATCTTTATAAAAAATCGAAAATGCTCATTTGACCATTTGATTCTTCTTTTTCTTTTTGCAACTGTTCATCCATATACTTAAGCAATGATTCGTGATTATTTTGGCTTTGTTCTATAAAGTCATAATACACATCATTATACCTAGTCATATATGAATTAAATCTTTTATCTGTGTTTTTAGGATGATCATATTCTAGGCTGTTGGCAATCCAATAATAAGTATCTTTTTTTACCTTTAGCCTATGAATATAATCAACACAGTTATTCAAATCATTTTTATATAAAATTTTGTTTTCGCTTATTACGTAAAACACAATATCACTTTCCTATTTTAGAAAATCAAATAAATCTAATTGCCCTTGTTCTTTTCTCTTAATATCTTCTTGACTAACACCATCTAATAAGTTAACTGCCTTGTTATAAAAATCTTTTTCAATCTCGAATCCATAACTTGGGCGTTTCATATTTCTTGCTGCTATTAGTGTGCTACCACTACCAGCGCAAGGGTCAATTACTACATCGCCCTCATCAGTAAATATTTCAATAAGTCTTTCTAACAAAGGTACAGGCTTTTGTGTTGGGTGTATCTTCTCGGTCTTAGTATCTTTAGTCCATTCCATCCAATTAAAAACCATCTTCCCCCCCCCGTTGAATTTAGGGAGTTTATCTCTATAGAGAACTACAGCATATTCAGTAGCTCCTACTATTTTCATATTTGCTTTCAATACTTGAGCCGAAAAGTTTTTGATAAAAATTAAAGGATAACTTTTAACAAGCCCATGTTTTTTAGCTTCCTCAATAACCATATTCATTTGCTCAAAGGCACAAAATACAATCATTGCAGGTGCTTTATTTGGCTCTTTTGGCTCTTTCTTTAAGTATCTAGTACAAAAATCAAAGAAATTATTTATTTTAAAATTTTTATCAGTTTTAAAGAATGCTTTTCCTGCTAGTTCAGATTCACCATTTTTATTATCTCCATCCTTATACCAACTTGGATTACTTGCATAAGCATTATTTCCTAAATTGTAAGGAATGTCTGCAATGATAAGCTGTGCATGAGGTATGTTATATCTCTTTGCATTCTCGAAGTGGTCATTGTAAAGCTCACACTTTAATTTACTTGTGAACTCTTGACCGTTAAATTCCTTTGTTACATATACATCATTTATTCCCATATTATTATTGTGCCTCCTGTTTTATCTTTGAATATTCAGTTCTATATCTCCTAAACAAGTCTTTAATATAGTCCCTAACTTCAATAAATAAGTCATAATCGCTTTTTATTTCTTCAATGTTGAAATTATCCTCGTTATATTCTTCATTGAATCTAAATATAATTTCATGAGGATTAAATACAATTTGATAAGCACTAAATTCGTGCCATTCCTCGCGATTAGGATAATTTGAATCATTGACACATTTGGATTCAAACATTGTGATTGCTATTTTCCCTTGCTTGCTCCAATGAGTTAAATAATGCTCATTGCTTAAAATGAATTTACGTTCTTTTAAATACTCGTATAATTCAGTTTGGTATTTTTTATGTAATTCATCAAGTTTAAAATACTTGTTATCACTAAATAAATCTAATGGCATTTTTATGCCCTCCTTATTGTACCCTTAATATGAATCCACCATCTGCGCTTGATACAATACAGCTCTTAAATCTTGCTTTTACGTACTTTTGTATTTCTTCAAGATGGCTTATATAATTCTTCTTTGATATGTAGCAGTTATGATACTTTAGCAATGTACCGCTAAAGTAATCCGCAACCCATTCTATTTTTTCAAGGCTTGGATTAATATATATATCTGCAGCGTGGCATTGTTTGCACACTTTTGTATTTATAAATGCTCTTATACTCTTAGTCTTACCACATACTAAGCATGTATAAGTTTCTTGTGAACTTCCTTTTAAATTTCCCATTGATGAATAATTCCCAATTTTAATTGTTTGCAGAATGAGATAGATTAGAGAGCAATATAATTAATAGGTGAGGTCTTTCCTTTCTTCTTTCTTCCTTTCAAATTTACTATCTGCATCTAATCCTTGATAGCATATACCCTTGCTATCTCATAAGCCCTATTGTCATCGAATAACTATGCTTATGTTTATGATGTTAAACATTTAATGAATTTCGTATTTATTTGTTTTTGAGTTAATTAATTATTTTTATCCAAAACGTTCTACTACGATGTCAATTACAATGAGCTTGGGCGTTTACTAGGCTACGTGATTTTAATGTTTAAATTGGTGTTTCCTTTCTTTAGTTTTTGGTCGTGTAGCAGTGACCTATATTTTTCTAGTAAACTATATACTAACTATTTCTAGTTTAGTAACAATATATCTTTGTCTATGTCTATTAGGCTAACTTGTCCGTTTAATAATAACTTCTTAGTTGTCTCTTTAGACTTAGACAATGCATCTTGATAATCCTTTTTGATTTGATTTATAACAAATGGATCACCGCTATAATTTTTAAGTTCTGGGATGTACTCCTTAACAACTTCTTTTAGTACAGGATACTTATCAAATGCTTCAAGCCATTGCTTAGTTGACTTTTCATAATTTAAACTGTAGCGTTGATTAGTTAGTCTTATGTATGCTATAGCCTCTTCTACATTAAGTTCATCTTTAATCTCTACTTCTTGGATTAGTTCCATTGGAGAGTTAGGACCAAACTTAGGATTGTGAGCTGCATAATTTTTAACTAACAATTCAAATTCTTTGTAAGACATATTCTTGAATACATCTAACCATAACGCAAACTTCAATTGGTTGTTTAAATCAAAGTTGTAATTGTTATACATAGCATTTAATAGAAGTATGCCTTGTATCATTTCTTTATTAGTCATTAAGATTCCTCCTTTAACATTTGTTGCATATACTCTGGTAACTCTTCTACCGAGTTATAAGATTGTTGCTTAGTATTATTATTTCTATTTAAGTAGTTAACCCATTTATTGCCATTTTCCAAGAATTCGGGTAAACCATTAGACCTAGTTAAGAATTCTATTAAAGTCCACTTATAAGAAAAGAAATAATTTTTATCGTGGTACATTTCAGCGTAGTGCTTAATTGCATGTCCTACTTCTTCTTTAGAATATAGTTTTAAGGTTTTATCTAAGACTTTTATAAGCTCTTGTGTCATATGCTTATGCACTACAATCTTTTTAGAGTTCCAATAGTCAAAAATTTGTTTGTATAGACAGTCCTTTTCAGATTCAGGAAAGGACAATATATTATTATTAATATTATTAATATCATTATCATTATCATTATCATTATCATTATCACAAACGACTTCGTTGCGACTTCGTTGCGACTTCGTATCGATTTCACTTCGTTTTTCTTCTTCTTTTTTACGTTTACGTTCTTCATTGATACGATTAGTTCTTTCACATTGTGCTTCATACTTCTTAAGGTCACGCTTTAAAGTATCTTGTGCCATCATACAAGCAATCATTACAGCTTGGTCTTGTGGGAATTGTGGGCTTTCATCATTTGTATATGAAAGCATCCAATCAAGCCACATTCCTTTTTGCTCTAGGTTTAAACCATCAAGCCAACGTTTCCAGGAAGTATAAATGATAAAGCTCTTTTTATTCTCCGCCATAGCTCCAAACACCACCATTCTTTTTACAAACGAATGTAGGTATCTTAAATGTTCCGTAAACTAAACCACCCATAACAGCACCATTGCCAAATGTATCACTCATGTGTATTAAGTAAATTTCTTTACACTTGGATAAATCTTGTTTTTTTAAAAAATTGATTGTACCATTTAAACCCATATGAGTATTTATTTGTCTTACTGCTCTTGAATAGTTTGGATTACTTTTATCATCTAATGTATCTTGTATACTTTCTTCTAAATAATTACATTCAACTAAAATTTGCGAAAATTTGAATTTTTTAAGCGACCACCTACAAATACTAAAGTCGGTAGCATAAAGTAAAAATTCTTGGCAATATTGAATGATTAACGCACAATTGTGACAATCTCCATGCTCGATTGGTAGTGTCCATATTTTTATTGGTCCTATTTGCTTTGGTCCTAAAGGCTCTGTAAGATACTTTCCATATAATACCTTTACGCCTCTAGCCTTTAGCTTATCAATGCTTTTGGAATGGTCTTTGTGCTCATGTGAAATAAAACAAAATAATACATTATTTAGATTCACAGATGATGTTATTTTTTCAATCTTGATACCTGCATCAAGTATTACATAATCATTGCCACATTGGACCAAGTAGCAATTGCCACTTGACCCTGTAGCTAAACAAGTTACTTGCATCATTCTGCATCATTGATCCAATCGTTATCTTTTTCTTCTTTGTTATCTTCGAATGGCTGTTCTTCTCCAGATGATGCTTGTTCGTTTGCGACTGCTTCAATAGAATTGTGCTTACGTTCATTTGTAGGCTCTTCGTTAAATTCTTCTGGAATATATGTGTTGTTGCTAAATGCGTTAGGGAATGCCTCTCTTAATGCTTGTGCCTTAGCAACCTTTACAATCATAAATACTGGTCTTGTAGCCCAATTTGATGAAGGCTTTCCATCCTTGTATTTACAGTTCTCTTCAAACATTGCATAAGTTTTTGGTGAATATGCTCTATCTTTTCTATGAACTACACACCAAGCACCAAGTATCTTTTCTCCAGGAAGTAAATAATCTCCTTCACGCTCCCTTACTTGTCCTGTTTTATCAAGGAATAATACACCTTTTTCTAATCCATCAAAATTAGGGTCATTATCGGCTGCCTGTTGTAATACTTTGTAATCAATAATGAATGTAGCAGGAGCTGTGCCATATTTAATAGCATAAATATCTTTTAAAAATGGATTTAAACCATAGTTCTTACAAACTGCACTAAAATATTGAAATTCTTGAGTTGTTAGGTTTAAGCCTAAATACTCATTCATTGTATTTTTATTAAACTCAATTGCTTCACCACTTTTAGATACATAGCTTATATTAGTACTTGTAACTGCTACTGCAGTACTTGGGTTAGGCTGTGCCTTTGGCTCTTCATAAGCATTTGGATTGTAGGCTGTACCTACTGCTTGACCTCTGTTTGATAACTGACCTATCAAGGCTGATGCCTCCGCCATTGAGATTGCATCAGTATCTCCTTGAAAACCTAATCTTTTTAATGCTGCGATTTGCTTATCGCTAGCTTTTGTAGTATATGAATTGTTTTGCATATTATTTAATCTCCTTTATTAATCTAAAATTTCTAATTTAATTGTTGTATCAGTATCATTTACTCTAGTACCGATTAATTGAATATTTGTTAAATGCTTAATCGCATCTATAGTATCGATTCCCTCTAGTCTATCAACTAGGATTGGTAATTGGTTATCGCTTGCGCCTTGTTCTTGTGCAATTCTTCTGCAAGTCTCTATAAATGAAATACCAACCTTAATTTTATCTGCAGTGTTTAGGTCCTTGAATGGAACACCATCAACTGTCACATAGCAAACCTCTTTGATATCATCATTTGTTAAGTTTTCTTCTAGCATTACAAAGTTGAATCCTGTGATTGCTTTTGCTTTGTCATTGATCATTGCAATCATTGTACGAATTACATCATTAATCTTGTTAAGTGCGAACTCTTTATCGTTAAG